ATAATATCGTGATTAAATGTAGCAGAACCAGCATCACTACCATCAAGTGTAAGCATAGTAATATCAGCAGTAGCATCTGTGCCTTTAAATATAATATCAGAGTCATTTGCTGCTGCATCAATTGTAATGTTTCCAGATGAAGTTGATATAGTAACTGCTGAATCACCTGCTGTAATATCATCTGCTGCTGAAGATGTGCCGCTTGTAAAATATGTTTTAAATGTTGCGGCACTAGTCATTCTCATTGTGCCATTGTCATTGTGAAGAATACCATCTGCATCTGCAACCGCTGTAGTGCCTCTTGCAGTACCACCATCTATTAAATTTATTTCTGCTGCTGTTGCAGTTACATTTGTTCCACCAATATCTAAAGTTGTTACAGAAATTTCTCCTGCAACTGTTGCAACACCATCTGCTAATGTAATTAAATCCGTGTCATCAGTGTGACCTATTGTTGTACCATTAACAATTACATTATCTACAGTTAAAGTTGAAAGAGTTCCAACTGATGTAAGATTAGGCATTGCTGTAATTTCATCATCAAAGTATGCAGCTAAATCTGTAACTGCAACTTGTACCATTGTACCATTGTCATTTAATACAACTCTATCTGCGTCAGCTACTGTTGTTGATGTAGCTGATGTTCCACCATCTACTATATTTAATTCTGCTGCTGTTGAATCAACCGCTGCTAATTTTGTAAAATCTGATTGTACTAGTCCAGAAACTCCGTCTAATAAATTAAGTTCTGCTGCTGTTGAAGTAATTGCTGTGCTTCCAAAAGTAAGTCCACTTTCTGGTACAACAATACTACTACCTGATTGTGCAGTAAAAGTATTTGCAGTAAATTGAAAATCATCTGCTCCTGCAATTTTAATATCTATTTGGTCATCTGTGTCTGCTGTAATAGTCGTATCACCATCAGCATCTAAAACTAATTCTCTTCCTTCCATATCAGTTGCTCCACCAAAACCTGCATCAACAAGATTTGTTCCATCTGAGTAAACTAATCTTGTAGTTTTTTCTGATACTCCAAAAGTAATACCTGTTCCTGATGCTGTTTTAAATTGAACAGTGTATGCACCTGATGTGCCGTTAGTTACAATGTAAACTTTTTCTATTGAATCTGGCACAGTTACAATAGAATTACCTGTTATTGTACCTGTTAATTTTATAACAGCGTGTCTTGCAACCGATGTAGACTCTGTTGCATCTCCATCTGTAATACTTAATGCTGTTGTTCCACCACTAGTTACTGCTTGTTCTACATAACCGGCAATTGATTTTTCTATAATTTCTAAGTTAGTATTAGTTTTTGTTCCCCATGTACCGGCGTTTTCGCCAGTTGCCATTTTTTCTATACCGAGATCTGTGTATGTTGATGCCATAATTTAATTCCTATTGTGGTGGTGATTGAATTGGTATTCTTAAAGCACCATCCGTGTAATCATCCCTTCTTCGTCTTCCAATTTGTTCTGCAGCAAATGTCTGCACTGCTTCTTTATATTTTCCTTCGTAAAGTTGCAACATATCCGTTGGTCCTTTTAAAAAAGAATAAGCTTCTGCTAAACAACAATATAACAGACCATTTGGAAAATTCATACTAATATAATTAGTATCATTATTTTCTAATAATGCTGGCGCTGCATTGTAATGAATTTTATAAGCAAACGTATCGCTTGGTGTTGGTGATACAATTATAGATCCAGAGTTTGATGAACTTTCTCCAGTTGCTCCTGTATCTAACATAGCATAATATTTTGGTGTGCCAGTAGATGTAGTTGCTGAAATATATTCTTCTAAAAATGTTAAATCTTTTTTTTCTAAATATGTATTAGCACCAGTGTAAGTAGATCCAGTTGCAGTATAAACTTGCACTGCTCTAATAAACACGGCTCCTGCTGGGACAGTTACAGTCCCTGTTCCAGCTGTAAAATTACCTGTAGATGTTTTTCTATCTGCATCAATTGGTATATCTCTAAAAATTCTATATTGTGCATTTAAAATAATATTTTCTACAACTGAATCTGACAATACAGTGCTATCTACTTCTGTGTAGCTTCTTATTTGTGTTATTAGTCCTGATGCACTTAATCCTGCCATTATGCTGTTAGAGTTGCCGGACCTGCCGAGCAATTCTCTCCTCCTCCTGATTCACTTCCACTTGTAGCAGTATCTGTGTCTACAGTAAAGTGGTAGAAATCTGTTGTATTAGTAATATTACCGCTTGAATCTCTTTTACCAACTGTAATAGAATACCCAGCAGACTTGGCAACATTTGATCCTGTTATACCATCAAAATTTGCAGGGTTTGCAAAAGTACCAGCAGTAGATGGTGATCCTCTAAATCTTATAGTATCTCCTGTTGATCTACCATGCGATTGTTCTGATACATTTATAATTCCTGATGAAGCTGCAATAGTTTCAAAAGGATTTGGTTTTAATATTGTTGCAACAGAGTTTTCTACTCTATCAGGTCTTGCATTCATTAGACCCTCTTGGTCTGCAGCATGTGTACCTAATTCTAATTGTGGATGTTTAGGTTCAAATTCTGATTTGTGCACAAGCGAGCCATTCCATTCCCTAACCATTTCGTTATACGGAAATTCAAATCCTGACCTATCTGATATTGCTTTTGCGTATTTTCCTATTGCCATTATTTAACTTTTCCACCTTTCATAAATGCTCTACCTAATCCACGTTGTGCAATTCCACCACCTCGTAAATATTTTGATCCACCCATTTGCAAATCTCTTGTTTTTTTTTCTTTGTCTTTTTTCTTAAATCCTTCTTCAATTTTTTTACCTATTTCTTTTTGTTTTTTCTTTTGTGTTCCAGAAGCACCTCCTCCTCTATGAAGTGGAGGAGATCCTAACTCATCAACGTTATAATAAGGAGTTTTTGGATCAAGTTTAAAAATTTTGTCACCAATTTTTTCTTCTGCACCAGGTCCTTTTTTAATTTCTAAAGGAAATAATTTTTTACGTAGACTTTTAATAATTTTTATTTTTGCCATTATATATTCGGGTAGTAGTTTTTAGGAGTTATGTATGTGCTAGCAGCAGAACCATCTTCTGATAGTGCTCTTGCTAATTCATCTTCGTAATATAACTTCATTGTTTGTGTTAACTGCGGATTTACTTTTTGACTTAAATAAAAAGCTAGTCCTGAAACCATACAAGGTACGAATCTGTATGGAAGATCTGTTGCATCAGTATATGTAGAATCTACATCTTGTATTCTTTTTAAATAATAAAAATGTATATCTTTAGATGCATTAGAAGAATCTGCTGTTGGATAAACTGTTATTGTAGTTTTATCTATAAATCTTTGCACAAAAAATTGTGCTGGTGTTCCTTTAGATAATTTACTTGATAATGCAGAATAAGTTGCTCTAGAAATTTTTGTTAAAGAAGAGTCTGTTTGTGTAGTTTGAGTTCTATTAGATCTTAAAGTTGCTTCAAGAACATCTGCAACACCATAAGTATTAGCAGGGTTTGTTACAGAACTTGTACCATCTCCAGTTGCTCTATAAAAAGTATATTCAGCTTGACCTTCAATTACATCTATATTAGCTTCACCAACTTCCCAATAATGAATACCTCTATTACCCCATTCTTGAAAAAGAATGTTAAGAGATCTTCTTGCTGTTTTTAATTGATAACCAGAACTAACTTGTATTCCAAGTCGCTCGTAAGCTTCTTCAATAATTTCATCAACAGAAAATGTTTTGTCGAACGTTACTGTTCCGGAAGTAGTATTAGCCATCTGCTACCTTCCTAATATAATTTCTTAAATTCTGCTATTACCGTATACATGTTTGCAGCATCTGCTGTGCCTGGAACAACAAAGTTAACATCACTTTGATTAGTATTGTTTGATTTGTCAGTTTTTAATCCACCAAATTCTCTAAAGTCCCAATAACCAGATCCTGTTAAACCAATGATAGGTATATCACCATCATCATCTTCTTCATCTAAACGTGCATAAGAGTCACCACCAT